AAAAAAACTATTTACGCGAGCCATAGCCCACTGCTCTGGTGAACTGACTGTAGGTCTAACAGATTGCGGATTTGTTCTATATGCCCCTATTCCTCTCTTATATACTGCATATAAAGTCCTAACATTTGTTTTTTTTGTTTTTGCATTATTTACTTTTTCATTATGATCTTCTGCTTTCTTTTCTAATGCTTTTCTTAATTTTGCTGACATTTGTTTCTCATAATATCCTTCATCAAAAAAATTTTTACTTTCTTCACTCATAGAAAAATCATCTAATGGAATATAATTGCTTGGTATAAAATAATCATCTAATACTGTATTCTCTGATAATCCGTATCCCATTGCCTGTCTTTTCTCATTCATAGTTAACCAAAAACTTTTTGTTAATTGATCAACTAATTTTTCTTGTTCTTGTTGTAATTCAGGAATACTATTAAAATCAAAATCTATATATAAATTATCTCCATATGCAGGTGTTAACCATCTATTTAATTCATCTCTTACCTTAACTAATTCAGGAATCACAGCATTCACATAAAACGCTTTCTTTGCCTCTCTCATATTATTATATGTACTTGCTTCCATATTATTTAATAATACAACTGGAACAGAAAAAATATTGCATAAATCCTTTACAGTTGCATTATAACTTTCAATTAACTGCAGATCAGCAACACTCAAACCAAAATTTGTCCATGATAGTTTTTTAGGTGTTATGATGATATCCCCTGCATTATATGATCCCTGATAATTTCTTCTAAAAGCATCTTTTAATTGTTGTGCTTGTGTAGGTGTCAAACTCTCATCATCACTTGTTAATATACCTCTAGCTGTTTGATTCTGTAAAAACTTTAATGCAGTTTCTACTGACTCATTATTTGTTGTCATTGTTCTTAATCCTGCCATCAAAGGACTTTGACCATAAAGATGCGATCCGTCTCCCTGATAATCAGGATTAAAATCCGCTACATGCAAGACATCATTTGATTCTATTTCAAATGCTGTCGTGTGATAACTCATAACATATTTATCTACAGGTTCAAAAATACCATTACTTTTTATCTCTACTAAATGCGATGGCAATACATACAATTCATTGAATTTTTTTGTTTCTCTTGTTTCAGGGCCAATTCCATATATATATCTATTTCCAGTCAACTTACCAAATGCAATTAACTCTGTCATAAAAGTTGCGTATGACTGTGCTGGATTAGGTCTACTTAATAATTTTTCTAATTCTGTGCCATGTGTTTCTACCAATGCATGTTTTCTCAAAAAACTTGCTTTCAATAAAGAATCTTTATTTAATATCCCACTTGTCAAACTTCTATATTGTTTTAATTTAGATTCATCTACTTTTTCAAACACCTGAAAAGGTATTGAACTTGCGCACTTTGTTATAAGATTTATAATAGAATAGATAGTTGGATTCTTTTGATATCCTTTAGAAATAAAATTATCATCATTCTGATTATTTGCAATAACATTGTTGCTCATAGTAGAATAAATAAATTTATTATAATTAGGATTCGTGTCTTGACTAAATCCTTTTATTGCATTTTGTATTCTTTGATAAAATGAAGGCATTATATTTTTTTTAGTAAAATTAATAAAATTAAATTAATCATTTAAACTACAAAGAAATCTGCTTTATTTGAATACCTTGTATAAATACCATATCTTATTGCATCTATCAAATGATTAAATTTATCTCTTGGTTTATTTGTCTTTGTTCCATCTTTTAATTCTTCCCATATATAAAACTGATATTCATTTTTAAGATTCTTTGAAACATTACAAGCAAATATATCATATTCTTTTATTAATGATATACCTGCCGCTATGCTTCCTTGTCCTTTTATACTACCTTTAGCCATAATACCTGCAGTCTTTAGCTCATCAATGCTTTTAGGTTCACTAGAATCACAATAAACTATTGTCTCATGATAATTATTTTTTTTAAGAAAATTTGCAATATCCTGATTTGTCATACCAGTTTTATAACATACTTCCTTTATAAATATTTTATCATTCTTTTTTCTTAACTCTACAATCGCTGTCGGATCATTTGTATATCCAAAATCTAAACCTAAAAATATATCATCTATATCAGGAAAATCTTTATAATCTATCCATTCCCAATTATTAAAGACCATACCCTCTGCAAAAGTCGCTCTCTTACCTTCTCCATATACTGACCAATATTGCTCATCTTTTTCTTTTAACCTTTCTATCTCATCAATTATTTGTTGTTCTAAAAAAACATTGTCCTTATATGTGCTTACAAATGTTTCTGCATCATTCCTTGTCATTAACTCATCATATATCCAATGTATTGGATCACTTGGATTAAAGTCTAATATTATTTCTTCACTTGTTCTCATTATCAATTGCCTGAAATCTTCAAAGCTTAATTCATTTCCTTCGTTCACAAATAAAATATCTCTCTTACGTCCTCTTATTTTTTGCGGTTCATCAACACTTATGAACTCGCATTTGTGATTTTTATAATAATATATCATCTCTGACTTATTAAGATACCCACTATATAATATTCCTACTTGATCCAATATACTCATAAAATCTCTAAAGACAGATGACTTAACAGCAGGAAGTGTCTTACGTGCAATTGTTATTACCTTCCCCTTTTTTTCACTTAATAATATATGTATTAAATATTGACATATCGCATATGTCTTACCGCTTCTTGTTCCACCCTGAAATATTTTTATTTTTTTATTTGAATTAAGACACTCATAAAACTGTCTGTTACATTCAATTATTTTTTTGCTGGATGCCATTGAACTACCTCTGTTTTAATATCACCACTATGACTTATCTCTTGCCTTTCTACATATCCTCTATCTTTTGCCTTTGTCTTAAGATAAAATATTATAGAGGTGGTGTCATCATTTGCAATTCTTTTCATCAATTTACTTTCCACAAAATCTTTTTGATGATTTATCAAATCATCTACTTTTGCCTTAAATCTTGAATCATTATTATAATACCGATAATAGGTGGTTCTATCTATTCCTACTTGTTTACAAGCAGTTGTCACAATACCTAAAGAATTTTTCAATGCTTCTAATAATGCTTTTTTAGTATGTTGTATTTTGTTGCTTTTCATTACACACCTTTTATAGGTACTTTAATTATTGGGTTGATATCATATACAATATTTTTTTTACCTTTTTTTGTTTTATCTTGTTTCACTATTTTGCTTCCCCATTTTTTTTCAAAGATAGCAAATTGTTCTTTCTCTCTTTCAATAGTTCTATAATCAGCACATCCTCCCAAATTTTTATGATCTTTTTTAACTAAATGGACATAATTAAATCTTAATAATTTTCTATAAGTATTTAGTGTTTGCAAACTGAAATCTATATCCTCTTTTAATGGTATCCTTATATCAAATTTAAGATCATTATTCAGAAATCCCATTAAACTACCTGAAACCCAATTATTAAAACTTATTGGTGTATATTCTCTATAACTCCCCTTATCACCTACAATATTAACACCCCATAATTTGCAATTAGACTCCTCACATAATATAAAAGATTTTTCAAAAAATTCTATAATATCATCTATCTGCACAGCCACAGGTTTTTTATCTATCCAATTCCAAACCTTTATATCTTCAATATCATCATCTATCAAAATTCCTTTATCCTTTATTAATTCATCTTTAATATAATTCCTGACTCTTGCTATATTACCTTGAACACCATCAGGCAATAATTTTAGATTTACTTTCTTTTTTTTATAATCATCATAATCATCTTTATCTACACAATAAACTACAGTAGGAATAAGCTTATGCGTTTTGATTCCATCCGCCCTTTTATAGGAAGGGCTATATATTTTTAAACTCCTTTTATTGGTATTTTTATATTCCATCTTTTTTTATATTCCATTATTTTATAGCCATATTTATTATTTATCAACTTTGATGCCTCTAATCTATCATTTTCATTCCAACCTATAACAGAATTTTCTCCACCTTCTACACCATAAAACGAAGCACAATATTGATTTAATTTAAGTGTCCTTCTATAATAAATCATTTTTTGAATCCACATATCTAAATCCTCTGCAACTCTTAATCTTTTATCATATCTTATATTATCAGATGTGTTTATTAAAATCATCTGATAAAATGGTTTATTTAAACTTATTGGACAATAATCTTTAT